GATTAAGAATGGGTGCAGAGGGCAGAATCGAACTGCCTACCTCCTGGTTATGAGCCAGACGAGCTACCGGTGCTCTACTCTGCAATAAAGAAATGGACCTGCCGGGATTTGCACCCGGGTGTTCTGTACCGTTTTTATCAGTTTCTACAAGCTTATCATTACTAATAAGATATATACCCGTAATGCTGGTATACAAATTGTTTGGTAGGTTTCCTGCTATCTTACTACCATAGGATAGTCAGTCTCGCTGAATGACGGTTACAATATATAGCGAGAATCTATACTATAACCGATCGAGCTTAAGCAGCTGCGAATGCGAAGCTTTCGCCGAATGAAAGAGATTCTTTCACAGCAGCGACTGCGTTCTTGAGGCTTTGAATAATGCCGGTTGTTTTTGTGTTAATTTTGAAAGGTTTAACAACCTTGCTTGCTTCTAATACGTCTGTCACAGAGTCGAATCTAGTACAGGCCCGTAAAGTATGTTAAAGAACGTAAATATATATAGTAGTACTTATCTTATGAATAGCAACTTAAAAGTGTTAGCAGAACAATATCAATTAATGCTCGAAAAGCGTGTTCAGCCAGATCCTACTACAGAGGAGTCTCTTGTACAGTTTTTAGATAAGAGAGCTGCAGGAGCTGCCAAAATTGCGCATAGCTCCAAAGAAAAGGGTGGTTTTGCTACTTTAACAGCTATTCATTTTGCAGCTAAAGCAAAACCTTATAAAGAGTGTGAAAAAATGGAGAATGCTCCTGATAAAGATTGCGATAAAGCTAATGCCCATTATAAAAAAATGGCAGAAGAAGTTTACAGTAAATTAGCAAATTTAGACAATCTTACTCAAAAAGAATTTCAAGCTTTGATGGGTGAGTTAGAAGTTTGGGGTGAAGTGTATATACGCGCTACTAAACCCAACAGTCTTAAGATTTAAATTGGAGCAGGTGACAAGACTCGAACTTGCAATATCCACCTTGGCAAGGTGGCGCTTCACCGTTAAGCTACACCTGCGTAAAAATTATTTTGTACAATGAGCAACGTAATAACCGTTCCACCAGTTTATTTTGTCTCCGGCAATTTCTGGACCCCACTGTCCTTGAGTGGTTACTGGGTAAGCTGGTAAATGAACTTCGTATTGTACTTTAATGTTTTTATCTCTAATAGCATCACGTGTACCTCTCTGTACTTCTTCCCAGTTAAAATCATCTACAATTAAAATAAACTCATTAGCTAAAGATTCATAATAATGGGTAATACCGCGATATTGAGAAGCAGCACTATGTTCACCATCATAGAGATAAGTATTAATGTCTTTAATATTAAAGTCTGCTGGGTTAATTTCAAAACAATCACAGTCTAAAAAGTTAACTCTGTTTTCGTAGCTTAAATGTGTTCTGCAGTTTTTCTGAAATTCAATACGTGGGCCGTTAAATTGTGTGAAATTATCAATACATGTATGATACTCGAGTGTATTATTATATAATGCCGAAATAGTAGTAGAGCCCTTCCAAACACCAACTTCAAGGTAACGGGCAGAATTGCCTTGTAGTGAAATAATATTATTAAGTAGGTGGCGTATTCTATTACTCGACATACCCTCTAGGTCGAGTACCTCTCGTGGTAGTTTAGATACACCAGCATTTGCATTGTCTACTGCTTTCTTAATAATTTCTGTGTAATCCATATAAAGTAATTATAATATTATCTGACTATCTCCAGGCATTACCCTGTAATTATCTTCAACACTATCTGGAGTAGATACTTCTATTACAGTACCTGCTTCGATACATATAAGCTGATGTGGTTCTAAAGGTTTATTGTGCCATACATCTCCTGGGTAAAGTTTAGTTTCGGACACACTAGCATTATTAGTATTAATTAATTTAATTACAAATTTACCAGAAAGTATGTACCATGTTTCATCCTTTTCTTTATGAAAGTGCATACTAAACTTTGCCCCGGCATTAAACTCCATTAATTTACCACAGTACTTGTCGTTAGTGGCCCAAATAAATTCACTACCCCAACCTTTTTTAACATAGCCGGATAATTGGGTCATGCCTTTTTATGTAACCAACAATTTTCTCTTAGATCAAATAAATAATTATTTTCCCCAATAACAGTATTTACAGCGTGTTTTACAGGCTCGTCTTTATAGTCGTGTCCCGCAATAAACCCACCCGATTTAACTTTAGGATACCAAGTTGCAATATCTATACATACTGCCTCATACACATGATTAGCATCAATAAAAACAAAATCTAAAGAATTATCTGAATATAAGTTTGCTGCCTCAACTGAAGTACTCTTTACAGGGTTAATATATTGTTTAACGGGTGCAGTATTTTCTAAAAACAAATTATGTACAAAATCACCAGGGTTGTTTGGCATATTTTTAAGAAATAAGCCATCCTTTACATAATCTGACCACTCATCAATACAATCAAATTTAATACTCTTTTCAGAGTTAGCTATTTCTACTCCCATATAGGATGCAGAGCAACCCATCCAGGAACCTATCTCTATAAAATGTGCACCGTCTGCAGCTAAACTAACCATGTTCGAATAGAGCATAGGAAATGAAAACCAGCCTGGTACTTTATAATGATAATGCTCCATAATATATAATAATTAATACTGTACACTCTATAATCTACGGTTCGTTGCTATCTTTTAATTTATCGTAAGTTGGTATACTTTCTAACATTTTCCATTCTTTAGAGCTAAAATCATTTTCAATGCCTTCATATTCTTTATCTTGTTTAAATATTTCAAGTATTCTGTTATGTTCGTAATTAGTAGTAAGAATCCATTTAGGTTCTTCTCCTTTTAGCATAATCACAGTGTAATCTCTACCACCTTTTGACGCTCTACGTATTAAAACCATATATAATAATTATCACGGACGGTAGGAATCGAACCTACCTAAGGCAGTTTTGGAGACTGCTGCACAGCCGATATGCCACATCCGTAAAAATTAAAGTAGTTATCTTCAGATAACTACTAAACCCTGCAAATATATTTATTTGCTTTTCTTTGCTTTAGCTTTAGGTGCTATAGTTTCTGTAATGAGGGCTTCTTTCTTAACCGGTGTAAGTGCAACACCATTAATTAAATCATGAATCTGTTCAGGGGTTTCCTCTACTTCCCAAACACCGTGTGGTGGGCAATGTACTGTGGTAACTACTTCAATAGTACCATCATCTCTGGTAACTTTATTAGAAATAGCATTAACAATGAAATCAGTATTGATTAATACAGTTAAGCCTTTGTATTGTGGAAATGCATTAGTTAATTTAAGGATCATATGTATATATTAACAGATACTTTGTGTAAATCAACTAAATTTTACATCGCCAACATTTATGTTATTACCGTTACGCTGTATCAGTAGTATACGTTTTGGTAAGCCTTCTTCATTTTGAAGTTTTTTAGCAACTTCTACAGCACTGTTAGAATCTGTATATTTCGTTGCTTTTTCAAAATTACGTACCCACGTATTATCGCTATAAAAGAGTCCCTCTTCAAGAGCATTACGCGCTTTATTATACTTGATAGAAGCATCCATTATTATATATTCTGGATTCATTATAGATTAACTATTTTATTTAATTCATCAAGAGAATTAATCATTACATCTGCTAACCCAGCGTCTATAATTTCTTGACCTACATAAAAGTTATATTCTGATGTAGTACCATGCTCCGGATATTTAAATCCGTTGTCAGACAGTATTTTATTATAGACGTGTTCCATTTTTTCTTGATGTTCAATTTCAACTTTTTGTATTTTGTGAGATGTCTCCGGTAAAGAATATACACAGGTATGCATCATAGCAACAGCCCCAGGCATAATAATACGCTTACCTTTTGTACCAGATGCAAGTATAATGGTTGCTGTGCTTTGTGCATTAGATGGTACCAATATAGCTATATTAGACTTTATTAGTTTAAAACAATTAGTTAAATATAAACCATCAATAGCACCACCGCCATCTGAGCTTACTATCAACAATATATCTTTATTAGATTTACTATCTAATTTAAATAGTCGCTGAGCGGTTTCAGCAACATTAGCTTCGGTTATTTCTCCAGTAATAAAAATTACTCGATCACTTCCAAGCGTTTTAATTGGTTTTCGATTTGTAGGCATTTGATGTTATTAAGGTTTTTCTCGATCTCTCGAGCGGTTTTAATCTTTATCATTAAAGCATCAGTACGTATATTTACGTAATCTTGAATATCTAAAGGTTTAATGTATTTCATTCCTTCCTGGCTATCAAAATTGATTCCTCGGTCTTCGCATTTATCAGCTATAATGTTAACAGCTTCTAACAAAGCTGCCCATCGAGCGAATTCATAAAGTGTTATCTTGTTTTTTGATGTATTTGTATTAGTTTCCATTATCGAGTGTAATTGATTTTAATGTTGGTGTCTCGTAAATAGGATCGGTTACTAACGCGGTTTCTGCAATTAAATAAACTGCATTTTTGGCATTACAGAACCCACAAGTAAACTTGTTTTCTTCGTTGGTACGTACTGTTACATCGCTTTCTTTCTTACACGATGCGCAAATCACTTTTACAGAGTTCTTTTGTACCATTTCAGCTTCTTTAAGCATGATATAACGCATTTCTCGTGCAGATTTATACTCTAAAAACGTATTAGAGATATAGGATATTAAGAACTGTGCAATGAATGCTACAGTAAACCATAACCAAAACGGGTAACCAAATAGTTTTGCGGTACCCCCAGACACAGTAGATATGAAAGCTGTCAATGACAGCGATGTAATTAATGTTTTAAATTTGTCGTTCATAAGACCGCTATTAAAGCGACCTTGTTAACGAGGTGCAAGAGAAAAAGCACTTAATTCTGTAGCTAGTTTCTTACAAGACACCATAATTCCGTTTAGCTGCTTACGAAAACTCTCGAGTTTAGCTTCTCTACCTTTAAAAAATGGTAATTGAGCTGCATCCCGAGCCTTGTTTCTAATATCTTGGGCTTTTAAATATAAATCAGCAAGCTCTCTAATAGAATCTTGCATAGGAAATGGTAAATTCTCTGGGGTTTCGTTCTCTTTTGTTTTATTTTTAATAGCTTCAATTTTTCCTAATGTTGGAACAGTGTCTCTTGCAAATTCATATGGTGAAGTTGTTTCAGGTTTACCACCACCACCATTACCTGTTTCGTAACTTGATTCTTTAACCTGTACACGTTTTTTGCTTGTGTAGGTTACGACTTCATCAAGAATTTTTTTAGTTTTTTTTGTTTTCACTGTTAGTAATATTTACTACCCCATTTAAGAATCTACTATTACATCTTGGACAAATCCAATTAGCTTCAGTAACAATGTCTTTACCGCGTCTAACCTGTGAAACGCGTGGATGAACTGGGCCGTGCCCGCACGTGGTGCAGGTAGCAGGGCGTGGTTCTACTTTATTTTGTAACATAGACAAATACTTACTCAAATGACTTAAAATATCCAGTTAAAACATCAGTATTAGAGTTTTTATTAAAAGAGGCTTGCCAATTGCTCATTCTATCAATAATTGAAGGAAATTCTAAATCCACACAATATATTTTAAAAGCAATAAAATCAGCTTTTGCAGTCTTTGCATTAAAAAATTGCTCTTCATATATTTTTATCTCGTCAGGGTGTGTAGTAAACCCATATGTTAAGCTAACAAGAGGCATGTTTGTGCTTATTATAGAGTTACAATACTCTCTTGCTTCTGGGTCTTTGGCAGCATAACGTTTAGCTAATTTTTGACCTCTAATCTTACCAACACCATCAATACCGTGTATATTATCGGACTTATCACCAACAATACATTTATAATAAAGGTACTCTTCTGGGGATAATCCGTAGTAGTTTTCGAAGTTACTAACATCTACAAGAAGTTTTTTAATAGGGCTATAGAGGGATATACTCTCATTAACTAATTGTGCAAAATCGTTATCGACACTAACAATGATCTTTTTACCTTCTATATTTTTACTTAACCAACTAATAACGTCATCAGCTTCTAATACACCAGGGAATATGTTTTTTATTCCAAGCGATTTAGTAATTTTAATAATTTCATCAGCACCATCATATACAGCTTTGTTGCGTTCTTGATTTCTACCGGCTTTATATGTGCCTTCCATTAAAGTATTACGAAAGTTGACTGCACCTACTGTTAATTTCTTATCCCATGCAATATATACATCATCAGCATTGAATTGATCAACATAAGACTTAACAGTCTTAAGAAAAGTAAACGTACTACCTACATTTACACCCTTTGAATTAACTAATTGCCGGCTTGTGTTGTTGGCCACCCAGTGAGTACGGTGAAGGGTGTTATTCCCGTCGATTAAGAGCGTTATTTTTTTGGACATCGGTAGCTTTAAGGTTATATTCTGCAATACAGACATTATATACCTTTTCAGGCAAAACATCTACTGGATCCAAAACTTTATTTTGTATACCCCAATTAAAGTCCTTTAAAGGAACAGTTCGTATATTCTTATCTGGTAATGAAAAAAACACAACATTATCTTTATCTTGTTTTACTTTTAAAAGCCATTCTCCCTTATACTGCCCTTCAAGAACAGTATAAATACGTCGACTTTCAGGTAAAAACTTAAGTTTAAGTTTAGTCAGTATTGTTGTAACCATATGGATCATTACCGCCAGAGCTTGCGATGTTTTGATTGATCTTATACATTACACGTCTAAAGCGCTCCAATAAAGCATCATGCTCCGATGTAGAAGCTGCAGATACCATTTCTATTGGATTATTACTAAGATCATATCCAATTAACATAAACGGCCCCATAAACTCTTTAATTTGTCCTTCAAGAGCTGCAAACTCGTTTTGTTTATCTTTTATAATATTAGTTTTTACTTTAGAAAATTCTATTTGAGCGTGTAACAATAAATCTCTTATTTTCTTCTGTTCTTCAGAGAGATTGTTATTAGGTAGCACCGCTGGTAATGAGGGGGTAGGCTTAGCCTTCTTTTTAAGAGGGCTTTTTTTAGCAGCCTTAAAACCTTTTTGTTCTTTGCTCACCATATTTATTTATTACTCCCGTTCTGCAGACGCAACAAAATCGTAAAATTCTTTTCGAGTTTCAGGTTCATTCATAAAATCCCCAGACAACTTCGAAGTAATCATTGCGCATCCATGATGCTTTACACCTCTATGGCAAGCACAGGTATGAGAGCATTTAAGAATAACCGCCACACCTTGATTACCTACACAAAGCTGGTCAATAGCCTTATGTATCTGCACCGTTAAACCTTCTTGGATTTGAGGGCGACGGGCATAATGCTCTACAATACGATTAAGTTTGGATAGACCGATAACTTGCCCGTTCTTATCTGGAAGGTAAGCAACATGTGCAACACCAGTAAATGATAAGTGGTGATGAGAACACATAGATACCACAGGTATATTCATTTGACTGACAATACCATCATAACCATCTGATGGGAAAGTAGTAATCTTTGGTGGTCCTTCGTAGCAACCTTTAATAAGATCACATACATATGCTTTAGCTACACGACGGGGTGTATCGGCACTATTGACGTCATTACGCCAATCAATACGTAAAGCATCAAGAAACGTTGAATATGCTTCTGTAGCCTTTTCAATAATAGCTTTCCTATCTTCTTCTGTAGTAATCATACTACTATTAGCAGTAGGGAGGGTCGGGTGGTTAATTTCGTTTGACATATTAAATTGTTTTTGCTTGGTATAAATCTGATTTGTTATTAATTCCGTATTTTACTAAATAGCTTATTATAACCTCAATTGAGTCGGTTTTCAACTTAAACTTCTCAGGAATATACTGTCCGCCATCATAGAATTCAAAGAACGTTTCACCGAACATTCCTTGATGGTTAACATAGCAGGTACAGAATACTGACGCATTACCCGGATCAATCATTACAGTCCAGGTGCGTGGGTCAGCTTCTCCAAACTGATCAAAGATCTTATAAACCATATAACCAGAGTCTTTAAGTCTTTTAATGAAGTAGCTTTGAGTTGTTACTTTATTAGCCATTATTTTACTAATCCAGATATAATAAATTTAAACTCTGTTTCGTGAGTTGGCTTAACATAAAAAGACATAATCTTTAGTTTAAGATTAATACCCACTCTTGCGCTCTCAAACTTAACACCGGTTAGTACTCTAAAAATATCTAAGTTAAACGGTATTGCTTGTAATAGAGGCTGACCCTCTATTTTATCAGTTACTTTAAGAGACACGTTATCAGTATTAGCGGATTCTTTATCACCTAATTCACAATACACACCATCAGGTTGACCGTAAAGATATATTTTATTGGTTTCAGTAGTGAATGAACTAGCTTTAAGTATCTCTTGAAGTTTACGGTAATCTATATCAAAAAACGTATCAAGCTGTAAAGCTTCTACTTTATCCTTTTTAATTGAAGCTTTAGGTATTGCTGTGTCGTCTAAGAAATGATACTTAAACTGAATAGAATCAGACTTATGTAATAAATGGTTGCTATTAATCTGAAACACAACATTTTCGTCTTCTATACAATCAATAACCCGCAATAGCTTTTTAATATCACCAATATTAAGAGATTGCTCTTCTTCAATATCTATAGGGTGATTGTATTTACCTAATAAGATAATACTTGTATCCGGTTTATTACATAGTACATATAAGCCGTCTTTAGTGACTTTTATACATGCAACGTCTACAGCTTTACTGACAATATTTAAAAAATTGTCGGCAAAATCTTTCTTAGCCAGCTTGAGTTCCATTTGTTATTTTCGGTTTTTTTTTATTATTAGCGTCAATTAATATGTTAATTTTATCAGTTAACATATTAACCTTGTTCTCTAATTTATCAATAGCATTCATTATATCTTCATAATGAACTTTCTTGTTTAAATCAAACTCTAACTGATTAGGGTCAGAAAGTGATTGCTGTGTGACAGAGCTAAGTATATTTGCAGTTGGTTGAGCGAGTACCCACGGTTCTTCATCTGTGTTCGGTGGTTGTTGTGTTGGTTGCACCAGTGGCTGTTGAAATTGTTGAGGTTTAACACCCATAGATTTAGCAATACCCGAAGGCATTACTTTAGACATATCAACATCACTAACTTTTAAAGAATCTCCAACAGCATTTTTCTTAATACCCCCTATATCGTTTGACACCATTTTACCTACCATAGCAATAGCAAGCATTTGGTCTTGGGTTAGCCCTTGACTTTGTACTGCTATTTGCTCAGCTTCAGCATCCGACATAGCAGGTGCAGCAGGCCTCATGGCCTGCTGACGAGCTTGCATAATTTGCTGTCTTCTTTGTTCTTCAGTCATTTAGATTATAAGTCATCAAGACCATCAAGAAGTGCTTTAACCTTGTCGTCACTTACTTCTGTATCTTCTGATACAGAGGCTGCTTTAGCAGGTGCTTTAGCTACTGGCGTAGCTTTCTTAGGTACTGACGCTTCATATGGAACATCATCTTCTTCAACTACAGGGGCAGCTGTTTGAGCTGTTTCTTCGCCGTAGTAATGAGTATCAATAAACGTTTGTAATTCAACAGGCGTCTTATGTTCTACAAATGTATCAAGATCAAAAATACCTTCATATATGTCTTGAATCTTATCTTCATTTAAACCTTCAATAGCTGAAGGAGCTAAGAACTTAGAAGCTGTATAAGTTGGGTACTTAGGTGCACCTGGCTTATCAGATACTAACTCTGCCTTAATACGTAAGTTACAGCCGTTTTCAGATAGATCAAAAATCTTAGCACCAAACTCAGAAGAGTCATCACCACTAATAGCTGATTCAACAATCTTGTTTAATTGCTTACCGAAACGTAATACTTTAACAGTACCATTATTTTCTGGTGTAATAGGGTCATTAACTATATAAACATTAACGTACCAGTTTTCTTTACGGCGTAAATTAGCTTTAGCGCGTTCTTGTTCTTCAGTAGTACCGCTACGTAATACTTTAAAATATAGTTCACTGATAGGGCAACGTTCACCCCATGTAGAAGGAGAGGTTATACTGACGTACTGACCAGTTGCAATACTATTCCAACCATGGTGAAAGTAATGTAAAAAGGTTTCTCCAGGGTTTTTAATATTAGGCAGTAAGCGTACTACATAACTACCTGGTTTAGCAATAGAAAAAATATTCTTATAATTGCCGCCTGTTTGTTTAGTTTTAGCTGATTCGAGAGCATTTTTGATACTATCGAACATATTTGCGTTGAACGTAGGTTTCATAGTTGTGTATATAATTTTAGTTTAGTTTTTAGTTTTATCAATGTTATTTGTTGTTTTTGTTATTAATTTGAAACCTTCGTCGATTAAGTTCTTTGCTTTAACGGATGTATTTAATCTCATTTTATATTTTGAAATGTTATTAGCTGTATCTTTTAAATAAAGTTCTTTATCTTGAAGGTTAAGAGAGTTTAGCTGTGTTTCGAAAAAAGGCAACTTTATCAACACATATATGTTAATTAATTTACTATTGTAGTCGTTAAATGACTTATACGTATATCCTTCTTTAAGATTACAGTATTGGTTGAAAGTAATCTTGCTTTCAATACAAGTACTAGCAATATACTTTAATGATTTCTTTATGTCGTTAATTTGATCCTGTGTATCGGGTAATTCTTCTGCTTTCTGTTTTAAAACAGTGGTATATATAGCAATTGCTTTCTGGGTAGTATAAAAATTAAGAGGAAAATGTTCCTCATCTTTGTATATTACATAAGGTGCTCTAAAAAATTCTCTTGGATCTATTTGTGGGAATTTTTTGAAAAACAATTCTAACCGTTTGCAAATAAATCCATCGGGTGTTTTGTCAAAACCTTCGAAGTCTTGACGTGCTTTCCATGGTTTATTTAAAGAACCACGAGAAACGCTTAAATATGTATTGTAAATTTGCGGAACATTCATTAGTACTACGATTGTAGTACCTCTCTCACAACTTTGCTACGGCAAAGGTTAGAATTATACCGTAAAAATAGTATTATTGCCTCTTTTTCGTTTTCTACCTGAATCATTCGCATATATATCTTTTTATATATTTTGTTCTTTACAATTAAAGAAAATACTGTAACATTGTTTAATTTTTTATTGTGTATCATTGAACAGAATGAACTAAACTTAACTAGTTCAGCTTCTATTTCATCTTCAATAAGCGCATCCAGTGGGTTACTGAGTACTGCTTGTTCTAATGCACCAATTACTCCAGATCCAGACATATTATTTTATAATCGGGGTTAATTGTTTAACGAACTCCATAAATGTTTCTGTAATTTTTCCGCCTGCAGCATATTCATGCCCACCACCTTCACAAAGTTTAGCAGCAAGCTTAGAAAGATCTATGTTACAGCTTTTCTTCTTTCTAAATGAAACATGTTGACTGTTAGTGTTAACAAAAAACACTATATCGGAATCATATTGTTTGAGTAAATGATCACATACATCATTAACATACTTAATACCTGTAGTGCCAGTGATGTTGATGGTTTGCTTACTAATACTAACATTACCTGTATACAGCTGTAGGTTTTTAATAGTTGTATCTCTACCGCCAATGTACTCTTTAATAATATTGTTTTCTTGTTTGTTAAAACCATTAAAACCACTATAAAAACGCTCAACAAACTTATCAGTACGTGTTTTATCTAATGTCTTTTGTGTATTAGTTAATAGACAATTTAAATTATATGATTCAGCTAGTTTAAATTGATAACTATCGTAATCATCAGCTAATGCAATTAAAAGTTTTTGTTCAGGTGTTAAATTCTTCTCAAACCCAGGTGTAACGGTTTTAAAATGCTTGTAAATTTGTTTTGCACAAGAAGAGAATTCAATTATGTTTAGTTTGGCATTTTTATAGACTTTCCTCTCTACAGCCTGTACATGGGTGAGGTGGTGGTCAATAATATTGACATTTGACATATCTATAAGATCAGCACAGTTACTTGTATCGAGATCTAAGAAGTATACTTCATCAAAACTACTAAAGCTATTTTCTTCTAACCATCTTAACAATTCTCTTCTTAAATTACTGACCGTAGTTGCTTTAAAAGATATATCACCAATCTTAGCCTTAAGCCCCCAATGTAATGTTAGCAGGCTTGTAGATCCATCTAAATCGATGTCAGTAAAAACGTATATGTTCTTGGCGCTCACAATACTTATTTAACTTGCTTAGATGCTTTTTCAAGTCTTCTTTCCATACTTAACATTTCATCCTCATCACTATTGTTATTAGCAAGCCCTATATAATCCCTTTCTTCAGAAAGCGAAAGCGTGTTGTAGTCAATTCTCATTGCAGTAGCGCCATGTTTCGGTCCTACACGATTTTTAATACCACCTACTTTAATAATACCTAATTCTTGATCGCCTTCGTCTTGGTGAATAGACCAAACCACGTCAGCAGTAAAAGCAACACCTAGCGATTCGCTTACAGTATCCAAGGAAGGTTTCTCCATACCTTCACGATTGGTTTGAATGGCGCTTACTATAGGAATACTAAAAAAGTAAGAAAGAGCTCTTAAATCTTCTGCTGTAGATTTGCCTTGCTCGTAAGAGTTATCACCGCTACTTGCTTTTATTAATCCAAGATAGTCTATCACCAATATATCCGGTTTTATCCCACTTTTAACAAGAGACTCAAGATAGGCTCTAATACCACCTATAGTAATAGATTTCGGTGGGAATTCTTTAATAATAAGCTTTTGTTTACGTTGTTCAGATACTTCTTGAAAATATGTTTCTAAAGGTTTAATCTGTTGTTGAATGTCTTTTATAGGTATTTTTGATAAATGAGAGCTAATACGTTTAGCATACATCATTTCAGGCATTTCAAGCGAAATAAGAACAGTAGTCAAACCACGCTCAGCCATATTAGACGCTACGTTACCTAAAAAGATAGATTTACCCACATTAGTTGGTCCTAAAAATAAATAAAGAGCTCTACCTTTTTTAGCTAATCCACCACCAATCTTATCGTCAATAAAATTCCAACCAGTCGGAATCGTTTCATTAGGTGTACCTAGTTCATCGATAATCTTTTGATACTGACCATAAAAATCTAAACCAATATCATTAATAAGAGTTACGTTACATGCTTTTTCAAACATCTGTAAAAATTTACCATAATCTGCTTTGTCATTAGTTACATCATCAACTATCTTTAATACAGCATTATAAACATTCTTTTCTTTAAAGTACGCTTCAGTGTTTTGTACTAATTCATCAAAGTTACCCTGTAGGTCAATTTGCTTATAACTAATAAGTGTGTCTTTAATTAATTTAGCTTCTTCTTCTTTCTTAATGTAGGTCTTAATCTCAGTAATAGTGGGTAAGGTCTTACGTTTTGAGTAAAAGTCTTTTATAATACCCACTATAAGTTTGTTACCAGCAGACTTAAAATTCTCCGGCTTTAAATGATCATACACTAAAGAAGTATAATATGCATTAGTCAAAGATTGACATGCAATTACGTTTTCAAAATACTCGGCGTTGACTTGAAGTTTGTTCTTCACAATTTTTATTATAACGTATAAAATAAAAAAAGCTAAGGTTTCCCTTAGCTTTTTTGTTTGTTAAGAAGCTTAAGCTTTTTCTGCTTCTACTTTTTCATCAGCTGGCGGGCCATCAAGTGCCCCACCGTAACGAACTTTTTCTTTTAAAGTTTCTTCCAATAAAGGAATAACTTTCTTTTCCCAAAACTCGGTATCGTTTTCCCAAGTCTTTCTATAACCAATCTTTTCACCATTTAACTGGAAAGTAGAACCGGTTTGTGTAATGACACCAAACGCTACAGCCATATCTGCTAAACCAGCATAACGACTTAAACCAGTACGGAAGTTGTTATATAGTTCAGCTTTTAAGAACGGAGGTGCAAAACGATTCTTAACTGTCATTGCTGACAATGTAACACCGCTAACGTTATGTGCTACTGCGATCGATTCTTCTCCTTCGTTTTTGTCGATTTTCTCGTTTCTAGTCGCAAGCTGAACCAGCAAAGAAGCAAGATAAATAGGGCCACTACCACCGGACTGGCGCTTAACCAGTTCAGGATATAATGAAGTCGGGTTATCATAAATGTGATTAGTAAACAGAATAGGCACACGAGCTTTAGCTGCTTTGAACGTGAGTGCACGCATCATAGACTTCATAGCCTTGGCCTTAGTGCCCATATCTGCTGCATCCTTACCTTCAGTCACGTCGCGAAGCTCTTTAGCACTCGCTAAGTTACCAAGACTATCAATAGCAATAATAACCTTTAAGTTAGGGTCATTAGCTGCAATAATCTTATCTAAGAATGTAGCAATTTGGTTACGGCAATCTTCTACTGTTTCTACTGGATAGTACTTTAGGCGCTTAGGGTCAATACCAACGCCCTCAGCAGACTGTTTGTCCACAGCTGCCTCTGTATCCCATACAGCAGCGAAATAACCCTTCTTTTGTGCATTAGCAATGATCTTATTAACAATGAGCGTCTTGCCTGCACCGGAAGGACCGGAGAAACCAGTAACCCTACCAACAGGAATACCTTTATATAAAGACCCAGAAAATATAGCATTAAGCGCATAAGAACCTGTGTCTATCCAATCGTTTACAATAGAGAGAGAATTATCATCTGAAAGCAGAGACGCATCTGCATTTAGTGCGTCTACTGCCTCAAAAATGTCTTTCATTGACGAAGCTTTCGTTTCATCGTTATTACTTTCTGTACGTGGTTTACGTGCCATAAAGATTAGTTACCGTCTGCGTCAAATAACTTAATAGTAGGAGCAGCTTGATTTTGAGATGATTTGAACATTTCTACATATTGTGCAACGAGATTAGATTCAAGGTTAAGGTTACTTGTTAACACAATTGCAGACTTGCTATATGTCCAATTTGGGAAAGAATCTCGATCAGCAAAAAACTCTCTAAACATTAAAGGGTAAAGCTGAACACTTAATTTTTTTTCTTGTGTTGGTGTAACATTTAAGATAGCCGGTTTGGTAACCGTAATGCTATTATCGTCACCGCTTACATATGTAGCAACGATGGTACGTTGAATATTATCAAGGAATACAATGATTTGATCTGAGTTCATATAGTTATATTAATATAGTTTTTGTTTTAATCAAGGTTATTGGCGAGGAAACTTAAAATAAGGGTGCTTTGCATTAATAAGATTTTTGTCTAAAAGATGTTTGTGGGTGGCTCGTGTAGGTACAATGTCCCAGCCACCGCGTCTCGCATAAAAGCCTGTTACTAATAATTCATCAGGTTTTATCAAATCATACAATCGCTTAAACGCACACTCAATTATCTCTTCGTGGAAGTGACATTCATTACGAAATGATACAATCCACTCTAATAGAGAGCGCTCTGTTACTGCTTTAGAACCTTTATAATAGATAAAAATATCACCTGAGTCTGGTTGCTTTGTAATCTTACAGTTAGAACGAAGCAATGTACTCATACAACGATAAGAGGTATCAGTAATTTGATCATTAACCTGTAATAGTTTTGCATCTTCGTTAAATACTGTAAACTCAATCTTTTCCGCACCCTTAATCTTTTCTAATACAGGCCAAGACTCTTCTTTATAATCTTGATACCAAGATTCCCGATGACCTTCAGTATTGAGATCCATTACTTGGGAGAACAGCTCTACTTTAACATCTGTTTCTAATAATAGAGATAAGTCTTTAGAAGCCGTTTGTTTAATGTTATTAAGAACTTCTTTAGTATTCTTACCCATTTTTTGCATATTAAACGAATTCCAGTAAAGCTTCATTGACTTAGACTCTACAATGAAGTCATTAGTAGCCGGATAAACCACTTTAGCAACACAAGCAACAGGTAATCCGTTATCTGTAATAGCGCTACATTCATAGCCGTTCCAGATATCATAACCTACAAAAGGTAAATTACCGTTCTCAAGATCAAGATGGGTACGGTTACGTTGGCGCTCTTCACGCACCAAAATTTCTGGTGTATATGTACTTGGAGAGTCTACTCTTTGTCCAAGTACTTTATCGATATTATTAGTGTTATAGCTCATTGGTAAAATCTTTTTTAATTGTATCTAATACTATTTTAGTTCTTTCTTCTACTGTACCCATTACATAAACAAGTTTATCTGCAGTCATAGAATGATGTTTAATAAAAAAATCAAACTGCTTTACAACCCCATCGAAGAATTCTTTACCTGTACTTCTTTCACCATCATCTTTTACTTCAAGTTCAGGTACTACATAAAATACTCTATCATATACCTTTAGTAGTTCTTCATAAATAACTAAAGCTGCTTGATATACATCTTTACTGACTTGCCCCTTCTCATAAAAATAAGTTGTATAGGCAATACCATCTAAAGCACCTCTATCTAAAATCCAGTTACCCGGAGTTAAGCCATACTCTAAATGTCTAGCCATAACCAAATACTGAGTCAATGATGTACCACCTTCATTAATAGGTACATTCAAATCTTTCAACCCTCTAGTTAAGTTAGTTCTAAAACTAAAATGATTATCATCTAAAAACAATTCATTCTTTAGAGCTTTTACTAACGTTGTTTTACCTTGACTATGGCTGCCTGTTATAATTGCTTTGTAGTTTGTTCTCATAGTTTGTTATTTAATACTCTACCTTTCATAAAGGCAACCCAATTATCGATTGCTAATCCGTGAAGACAGTTAATATAATCTCCTAGACTATTAAATTTGGAATAAATATTATCAATAAAAATTTCTTTT